GGCCGAATCTGGAGGAGCAACAGAGAAGTCGTTACTGTCTGTAGTGATGTGTTCAACATAGTAATACAGTGTAGTACCGTCAGTAGGAACATTTGTCCCTGTTGCTGTAAATAATACTGATGTTCCCTCACTAACTAAAGATGAACTAGGCACCAGACTATAGACAGACACAACATCATTAATTGTTATTGTAGAAGAATTTTGGATTCTGCCGCCAGGATCTCGTAATACAACCTGAAACTGTTCAGGACCTTCGGTTTCACGATCGTCTATTTTTGTTACAAGAGAAAACGCACCACTGTTGTCATTGATTGATAAGTATGCCGCGCTGTCTGATGAGGGTATGGGACCAACAAAGTCAGAATCGGAAGTTGTACCATGGTTCACATAATAGTAAATTGATCCGATACCTTCGGGTAAATTTGTAGCATTGACTGTGAAATCAATTGTTCCGCCTTCATCTATAGATGTGGGGTTTGGAACGAGAGTAAACCCGCTCGTTGGTCTTTGTGTCGCCGCCGAGTCCAGCATAACAGAGTTAATGCTCGCAGAGATTATATTGTCAATCGAAACTTCGGCGCCCAGATACATACCCGCAGGATGTGCGAATAGTTTAAAGACATCTTTCCACTTAGAAAGCGGAACACCCACGCGAACTAATAACGCAAAGGTTTGATAGAGTTTATCGTTCGTAAGATATCGTAACGAATCTGGTCCTATCTGTGAAGTTGTATTATTTAATGTGAAGACATTTTCTTTTGGATAAAGCACTTCAGAGTCCAAACCATAGAACGATCTGAAGAACCACTCGATAGCGAACTTCGTACCTTTAGATCTAAAGAGATGGTTTGAAAAGTTAGCGGCGGCTCTCTTCTCATAGTCTTCTTCACCAAAACCTTCAAAGTATGCTTCACCCAAAAGAAACTCATCCTCAATGAAGGAGAGTAGGCTTATATCAGTTTCATTAATGTCCCTTGCGGAAAACAAATGGTGTAACAATTCATTCGGATTGTTTTGATCCTGCCATTCATAATACCGAGTAAGAAGCGATATAAACTTGGGATAGTATTGACCAAAATGTTCCGGCAAAACATTCTCAACCTGCATCTCTCGCAGATTAATATGTCGTCTACCTTTATCGAGGAATCCTCTATGCATACGAATTCCTATACAATGTTAATTGTATTTCCCATGGCAGCGTGATTAGTACACTGATAATACAAAGTCGCAGGAGCACTCATAGGGACCTTGAAGACCACATTGCCTGTTGCCGCTCCGTTGTTTGTCACTCCAGTATTGTATGCAACACCACCGGCACTGACACGGATTTGAAATGGATGCCCGCCTCCTGAGTTGTTGACGAAAGTGTAGACTTCGCCTCTTCTCAAATATAATACAGGATCGTCCTCTATAGTTGGAAACCAAATGTTATCTGAATCGCTGAATGTATAATGATCACTACCACTTGCGCCCAATGTAAACTTATAATTTACAATAAGAGAGTTGGTAATATAGTCAATAACTGCGGCAGAAGTAGGCAACGCGCCGTTACTATCGTGATTTTGAATTCCAGATCCAATAAAACGATTAACAATTATTCCTCCGACAACATCTGTTAATGATCCAAAAGAGATGTCACCCGTAGCATCTATATCACCGCCAACAATCAAATCGTTGTTAATTGTCGCATCTTGTGATACAATTATGTTAGCCCCAGAATCTATTACGTTGGACGGTAATCCAAAAAGAAATCTTTCGCGAGTAATTTTTTTAGTCGTTGCCGAAGACACATCATTGACAACTAGAAAATCACTATCTTCTACGTTCGTCAGTAATGGTAATTCTGATATTTTTATATCTGCCATTTTAATTCCTCAAAGTTTTCGGCTATCGATATTTATAGTGTCGCACTTTCGGTCAAAGTACCAGTAATCGCAAGATTACCCGAAGAATCGAGCCGCATCTTTTTAACACCATCTTGTGAAAATAACAGTTTACCTGCTTCTTCAAACACTTCCCAATTCGGAGTCGAAAAGATTGAAGATGACAGTTTATTACTAGATGGGTTGTAAACCAATCCTGTATTTACATTTACATTATCGTTTCCAGAAGCAACGCTTCCGAAGTGTAGGTAATACTGTGTATCGTCCGTTACCGTCGAAACTAAAACATTATTGGCATTAACGGAATTGGCAGCAGAAACATTGGTTAAATTAGCCCCGTCCCCTTGGAAAGATGTGGCGCTCAATATCGCTGTTGCAGGATCATATGACAGATCACCAGTTGTACTGACACTGTCATACCCAGTCGACAAGGTTCTCAACATAAGATAATGAAGACCAGACGAATCTACCTCTTTAGCGTCAGTTTTTTCTGCCGTGGTCGTAACCGCTGTACTAGTTATACCGGTTAATCCAGTGCCGTCTCCGTATAAAATACCACCTACATGTAAATCGCTATCAACTGTAAGTTCGCCCAGAACTCTTGCGCCTGTGTCTGAATCTATTACGTTATCTAAATCGCTTAAAGATCGAATCGCGGTCTCAGCAAGAACAGCATTTGCAGCATTGGTTGCGCTGTCTGCCGTTAAGGCGTGTAGTGCGCTACTTGCAATTGTTGCACTATCTGCTGTGAGAGCCTGCCCAGCATTTGTAGCATAATTTGCAAGCAGGGCATTTGTCGCATTTTCAGCGCTGTCTACTGTCACATTGGTTAGAAGAGATCCATCACCAGAAAAGAAATTGGCGGATAAAACATTTGTTCCTGGATTATATGTAAAATTTGTATCTGCTTTTACCGAATCTTCTCCATTCGCGCTTGGAGTGTTATATGCGAATAACGGATAATAGGGAGCATCAGAATCAACGTCTGCGATAAATATCTTTGTGCTAGTCTGCGCTGCAATATCTTCGTCTTCACTTACCGTAGACGCTAATAGATTTTGGATCGTGATACGCTTGGTGACGTTCTGATCAGTGTCGACAATAATAACAACATCATTATCATCAGGCGTTGCTGAAAGTTGCGGTAATTCTGTTATTTTTACGCCAGCCATTGTTTAACCCCTGAGAATTTCAATTTGAATTTTTAAGTCTTCGACTTGATCCGACAAGTCTTGTATGGCAGAGATCATAATCGGCACTAGTTTTTGATAGTTAACTTTCTGATAGTTTGGCAAACCATTATCCCAAACAGCATTCTTTTCACCTATGACCGCATAAGGAATAACTTTTTGCAGTTCATGAGCAATTAAAGAATCGAATACCTTATCTTCGTGTTCTGACATCTCCGGAATATATTTTGTCTGATAAACTTTTAATTGATTTACAAGACTTAATGCGTTTTCTGTTTCGCCTTCAACAATCTTTGCTCTGTGATCAGAAACCACGCCATCAATTATAGTAATATCTTTTAGAAAGTTTCCCCGAGAAATCTTCTTGGTCGTCGAAGCGCTGACATCGTTGATGACGATATAGTCTGTGTCTTCAGCAGTATTTAACTCCCTTAGACTTGATATTTTAACGCCTGCTGTTGCCATGTTTTATATCCTCAAAACCTTTTACTTATTTATACTGATTTATGTTAAATGATAAGACTATCTATATTACTACGATAGTAACTACACCGGCTTCAGAGATACCGGAAGCCGTCGCCCTGTAAGTAAACTGATCAGTACCTGTGAATCCATTGTCAGGTGTATATCTAAAAGTGCCCGAACTTTGATTTGTTACCGATAAAGAACCATGTTCTGGGTATCCTCCAGCAGCAATAGCGTATGACACATCATCAGATTCGAACAGATCATTCGCAGATACAACAATATCAACAAAGTTATCACCCAAAGATAAATCAAGAGTTGATGTTTGATCGATCGCGTCGTCTCTACTAAAGACTACAACGGTAACAGTCTGTCTTACACTACCACCTCCAGTGAGATTCGCTTGAATCACAAAGGTGTCTGTGCCATACCAGTCATCATTAGGTGTGTATGTCCACGACCCTGTCGATATAATTCGACCAGTTGTTGTTGGGGTATTCGCAGTAAGAGCAGTTGTCGCCACCCCGTTTGTAGGGTTCGTTGATATCTCTAACGAAGTAACATTTCTAGGGGCGTACTTAATCTTAAAGTTTGTGTTCGTTATCGTACCGTCTTCTGCAATACTGCCTGCTAGACCTTGTGATGAAAAAGTCTCGACAGTAACAGTTTCAAGTATATCTGTGGTGCCCAATTCGTAGAAGTTAACATTCGCTTGGGTTATAAGTGCGCTGGACGAAGAGACTTCTTTAAATAGACTCAACTTCATTTCGAAGTCTAATGTGTAAATGATTGTTCTTCGGGCTTCGATAAGCCCATCGTAATCGTCACTGAAAGTAAGACCCGTCAATGATATGGGAGTGTCTTCTTTTGTATCGAACTCAGATAAAGGCTTGACCGTCACTGTGTATTGAGGTGTGAAGTAAGGTAGTATCTGTTCTATAATCTGTAAAGAATCGTCCTGTGATTTAGCATACACATTCAACTGAAAACCAATCGTGTAGGGTACAGGAGTGTATATTGATTGTGCTCTTGTGTCAAGGTTATCCGGAAAGGTGACACACTTGTTCATCTTAGGAAGTTGTCTTGACGGATCATAATTCATCGAAAGTATTTCGAATGACATCCGAGGAAGTTTGATCGCAATCTGTCGTTCTGCTTGTTCCCCATCATCCATCGCATCGATTCTGGCGAGAAAGTCTCGTTTAGGTGCGTATGACAAAGGCACCTTAACCTGACTGATAATGTCACCCGCCGAGTTCGATCTCACAACATTAATGTTATTGAAGAGTGAACCGAAAACTGCGACTGCTTTTCGTATTCTCTGATGATAGAAATATGTGCCAAACATTATGCAGGATCTCCAAACGGATTCGATTCAGAAAAATCAAGAAGACCAGTAGCAACCGTATCAAACTCGTCGTTCTGATTACCGTCTTGTAGATCTCCCTCACTTTCACTAGAAGGCACGCCTCCAACACCATCTTGATTTGTTATTGTATATGATGTAGTAAAGTTGTGATACAATCCATCGTCAGCACCCGCGTGAGCAACCCACACTTTATACTGTGATGATACAGACGCATCTATCTTAACAACATCGCCACTAATTGTAAAGCCGTTCGGATTCTCTTGTGTGAGAGTATCCCCGATCTCAAACTTACCGCTTGTCTGAGCCAAATCAAATGTGAGTAGTCTCTGGTAAGCATGATTAGATTCAATATTATCTAGTGACAAACCAGTGTCGAAGTCTTCGTCGTTATATTCAAAGAGTTCAGCACGAATTCTAAAGACAGGCAAATTCTTAAGTTGGTAGAAAGGATTCTCGGTCTCGACCTTTGTGATTTCAAAGAAAGAATCAGAAAGCGTCAGATAGATTAAATCACCTTCGCGTGGTCGGTAGAATGGGGTATTGTCAGTGTTCTCATAATATGAGATTGCGCTGTTCCATCTTCGGCGCGCCACAATGAACGATGCGGCATCACGTATCTCTACACCAAACTTTGAGAAAAGGTCACCTTCGCCATCAAAACCTTCGACGTTTTCAATGTACATCTCAATTCGATAAGCATCATCGAATCGTGAGGTTGTGTCATCACTAAAAATCGTGTCTCGTTTGACTATTTCGCGAGGCAGGTAATAGACATCTTGACCATAGATCTTCAGAGATTCTATGATTATATCTTCGTACAACCTCTGTTCTTGAGAAGTGCCTTGTGTGAAATATCTATTAATTGCCATGCTAACCTACGAAGAAATCGACAGGAAGTTCTTGCTCGGCTCTTAACTTTTCTTCAAGTTTTTCGATATCTGCTGTCGCGTCTTCGAAGATCTGTCGACCATTCAGTGTGACACCTCCGGGCAACTGCATCCCTTCAAACTTGCTGAGGTTCGCACCCCATTGTTGTTTGATCAATGCTGTTGTATAATCCTTAATGAACATGTCGTTGTAGATACTTGTATGCGAATCGGGATTGATTGTCTGATAGATTTCCGCAACAAGATAGTCGCCTGCCTTTAGATCTTTGTCTTCAAAATCACCAAAGATATACAGACGATTTTGTCTACGAGAAAACTTAACCTGAGGGTTGCCATGTAACTGCATATCGATCATGCTCATGTATTGTTCCATTTGAAACAAATACGAAAGATCGCCTGCAAAACTAATGAAGTCGCCCATATTGTTTAAAAACATCTGATAACGAATGTCGAACATATTGCCCGTCGAACCGTATGTCGATGTGAAAGGGAAGACTTTCGAAATAAATATGATATCAGAAGATATCGGAACATACTTGTTTTCTACATCTTCGGCAGTAATCAGATACTTTAAGTATGTGCGAACAGTAGCGTCACTATGAAACTCCTGATACTTCTGAATAGCATCATCAACTTTATCTTCCACTTGATCAGGATCAACATTAATTTCGAGCACAGGTTCGCCGAGCCTGCGCAAACAGAAGTCAATTAATCCTTGTCGTGATGATGGTGATGCCATTAATTTCTCCTATTAACCCCAAAGAATCGCGCCAGCAGAATCGTAAATAACGAGTCTCCTGCCGGAAGCATCTAGGAATTGACCTCCAAATTGAAGATCCGATCCAACATAAGCGCTGTCGGTTGTTGTAATTTTTTTCACTATAATAGCATTATCAGTAGAGTCGCCTCGCGTCGTTACCGTATCGAGAGTATCAACTTCCTGCCCTAAAATAGATGCTATTTCTCTAAACCCAATTACATTATTATCATCGATCGATAAGATGGTAGTTTCGGTGGGTTGACTTGAAAGATCATCTAAAATTAATTGACCCAATGTCAGCCGATTCAACCCTGCATTGTATGTCAGATTAAGATCGGTGTTTACGCTGTCAGCACCCGATGAGGACAGTGTAAATAATAGGTGATGTTCTTGATCGAGGGTAGTGTCAACGACCGTTACAGTGTCTGCCACGAGCGCTGGCGATGCGCTGGCAACGACTTCACCCGTAGATTCATCAATGAACAAGGATAAAGTTGTTGAACGACTATCTACATTACCAATAAAGAGTTTGTTTCCAACATCTATATCTGAATCAAAGACCGTCTTCTTGTTTAAGTTCCAGGTATCAGTTCCCGATTTGTAGAAGAATTGTGCGTTCGCACCAGCAATAGTAATACCCGCGCTATCTGCGGCAGCAGCATTTGGTGCGTTATCTGCAAGAACAATATTCTTATCGTCGATCGTAAGAGTGGTCGAGTTCAGTATTGTTTCGGTGCCATTTATGGTCAGATTACCACTGACAACCACATCACCAGAAAAAGATGCACTATCGGCAACAAGACTGCCAATCTGAAGAGAATTAGAAGTGGTATTACCTCTACCAGTAACTGTATCAAGCGTATCAACTTCGAAAAGACTACCGTCTAACCGACGATATCCGACACTGTCGATCGTTCCGTCGAGAGGGCTCCCTTTAATGAATAATGCATATTGAGAAGATGTGTCAGCCGAGTCTAACCCATCAACCTGAAAGGATAAACCACTCAGTGTTGGTGCGGTTGTAAAAGACCTAGTACCATCAAGAGCAGAAATAACCAGAGAACCCGCCGAGTCGGGGGCGCCAAGATTTGGTTCTGCTTGATCAAGTGACAGATATGTGTAACGGCTAGAATCAAGATCACTAGATGACCTTAATTTTACTCTTCCGCTAATGTGTTCTATTCGTTTAGCCATTTAGAGATTCCAGATAACTTAATACAAGTTTCATGTTAGATCCAGATCCCGGAGAAACCGAACATCGAATTTTATTCCCTTGTTCAACAATCAACTTACCCGTGAGAAGACCTGCCGCATCATTTGGATAGATAGGAAAGTCTTTCGCAAGTTCCGTAGTCAAAGAATCCTCGTTATGGTAATGCGTGAAAGTAACTGTATGTTCCGCCGTGTCGATATTAGCAACTTGTGCCATCAAAACAATAGCCGTGATACCGTTAGGAACGGTATACATAACATCTTCATCACCAATAATGGGTCCTTCTGGGATAACTTTGGTTGTTGTTTTAAATGTATTTAATGGGACTGCCATTGATTAACCCTCTAGTGCTAAGATGTATGGTGTTAGAATTGCGTACAAAGATCTTTCGAAAGTTTCACCTTCGATTGTACCCGCCTGTCTACGGATTGTTAACCCAGCACCAATTCTAAAATCACCTAATTGGTCCGTACTTGTAAATACTACAAGACCTTCATTTGTTGCTGAATCAAATATTACTTCTTTTGTTGCGTCTGGTACACCACCGTTCTGAGGAATAGCAGTAAACGTGTTAGTACCTGCTCCAACATATTCGAAGGTGTGTGAACTTGATGTGATTACCGATCGTTGTCTAAACGTGATTGCTTGATTTCGAATCATGTCTTGATTTAGAGGCGGTTGAAATTGGATATTATATACACCAGGACCAACAGAATCAACCGAAAGCACAGTGTAATAATAATCTTCAGAATCGAACTTCATAGTATCAGCATAGTTCGGCTTCTTGTAAGCACCGAGTGTGCTTAACCAGTCAGAAGAATCTGTGTTAACAATATTGTTAACCTGAACTATATCATCGTACAATAGTTGATCTGAATCCAAGACCCCTTGGTAAAGAACTGAACTACTACCTGATGCGACAAGACCAAAGTCACCGAAACTCGTGTTAGAGTTTGTGATAGAACATTGCCCACCAGTCTCAGCACGAATCGATGTTGCGGTTGATATTGTAAAAATCGATACTAACTGTGCATAACCGCGATTAAGTAGATACACGCCCGTACCAGCCGCGTTATACTGTGTGAATGCGTCTGATACCATCGATCGTAGACCCCAGGCTTTAGACCCGTCAATCTTCATACCAACACCGTCAGTAGTGATAGATGTACAGTTTTGTACATAAGGCGACTGGATAATAAAAGGGCCTGCTCTAGAAGAATCTACTCTTGGGTCGAATGCTACACAAGACGCGCCGCCTTGATGATCTTTGAAAGTCACGTCTTTGATGAAAGTTCCGTTGTCCATATAGAACAGGTCACTATCGACGCTCTGTGGGCGAATTGTTACTGTGCGCAGGTTGTCACCTACAATAGCAGTCTTAGGCGGAAGTTTCAATGGGTTATTGATCGTGTAATCACCAGACTTAAGATAGATTACTACATCACCTGTATCCTTACCTCGTTCTACTGCCTGCTGGATAATCAGATCATCAATCTCTATAATGCCTGCAACGGCATTTCGTAACTCGGCACTGACACCACGAGAAGTCAGATTTGGTGCTACTCGTGCAGGTATACCAGCGGCAGTGTTCGCAGTGATTGCATCGGTGATGATCACAAGGTTGCCTGTAATAACACCTGTTTCTGTAGCAGTTGCATATTGACCAGAATTACCTGTCACATCAGCATAACTCGCAGGATAAACGTTTGACGTTAGTGTGTTTGTCACTAACTGACTCATAATCAAACCAAGATGGGTGTAAGTCGTTGCAGAGGCTGATTGTTGACTCGCTGGCAGTTGTGCCGCACCGGTCAGACCGTTAAAGTATGATTTAGCATTGATGGTTGTTGCGTGAGTACCGCCATAGATGACATCGTGGGATATTGCATCGACGATATACCCCACATCTCTTCGACAAGTTAATACATTATAACCAGTCGAGAATGTGTAATTGGTTGCGCCGTGGACGATTGTTGCAGTTTTAATATCGGCTGTTGCAGTAACTATAGCATCAAATTCTGTCGTTGTCAACCCCGCAGTAGAGATATCTGTTTCTGCTGCTACACCATTAATGTTACCCGCAGCAATCGCGCCATTGACAATTCCGATGAGTGTATCAACACGACTATCTTCTGTCACGTTTGTCAGTGCTTTGATTCGTGTAGCAAGGTCGGTAAACGCTGCCACTGTCGCAGTACCTTCACCAGCACCTAACTGTGATTCTGTGCCAACAAAGTATGCTAATGCAGCGGCGCGTGATGCACTATTACCGCTGTAATAGAGATCCGCAACCAGAGCATCGATAAGGAATCCAGTGTCTCGTTGACACTTTGCGGAATCATATACCAGAGAAGGATAGTTCGCTGTGATATATGCCGTTGTGTCTGTGATTAATGTTGTTCGCGCAGATGTAATTGCAGTTGTTTGATCGAGCCGCCCCGCAACATTTGCGTATGTTCCTGCCTGAGGATATGTGGTTACTGCTTGCGGTACTGTGAAAGTACCATCAATACAATCCGTAACACGTTTAAACAATGTATCGACAGTCGAATCGCTGGTTACACCGGTTAGTGCCTTGACCAGATCTCGCGCAAAATTAACCGAACCAATCGTAGCGGCATTCTGATCTGACAGAACGTATGCGCTATTTGCTCTCAGATACGCATTACCTGCGGTGATCGTCCAATAATCTGTACCAAGGATTAGATCTCTTCGTACTGCATCAAGTATCAGACCCGTATCTCGGGCGCACTTCTCACCGTTAAAACCACCAAGAGTGGGGAAGTTTGTTGTGATATAGGCAGTAACTTCATCAATGAGGAAAGTTCGGTTACTTTGAATAATTGCCGCAGCATGATCAGCATCAGGTGTAGGCAATACACTTGGGCTAGGAAACGTTACTACGTCTGCCGCCTGACTTGTCGAAGCAGCGCCTCTAACAAGTATGTCGATGATCTCAGAGAAGTGACGATTGCTTCGTTGCAACGCGCCATCAAAACCTGTGCTTGCTTTGACTTCAGCAACCGACGCAACAGCGCCCTTCGCTTCGTTGATCGCACCGCGAGTCGCACTTAACTGTTGTGACTTAACAAGTGCTGCGCTCGCTCTTTGATACGAGAGACCTGATGTTACCTGATTGTAGTTCGTACCAAAAGCAATGTCAAGATATAATCCATCAAGAATAAGTTGAAGGTCACGTCTACATGTTGCTTCGTTGAATGTGAATGCTTTCTGTGTGGTGACAGTCTGTACCGCAGAGTCAAGAGTGAAAAACGCATCGCTTAATGAAGTACCCCTGTTGCCTAATTTACCACCTTTCGAAACATAGAATACATTTTCTGTTGGATCATCACCAACTTGGACAACTTCAACTGCACCATCCCGATCTTGTTTGATGAACATCTTGCCATCATAAGTGTTGACGGCGATTTCACCAAGATCAATATCAGCAATACCCGGGCGTCTATCCGGGATCGCTGTATTTTTGCTGATAATTTTTGTTATTGCCATTTTATGTCTCTATCTTAAAGATATCTTTATATTTATTAGAACGTGCCGCCAAGCAACTGAGTAGCCGTAACAGATCCTGACGAGTCAATTGAAAACTGATCCGAATCGTAAGATGCCACACCAGGAGTATTCGTTGTGGCTAAAGGAACTGAAACTGTTAACTTGTCACTATCATCGCTGTATACTAAACTTATTGCTTGCCCTGCTCGTAAGAGTTGAAAGACATCACTATCAATGAACTCGCTCAGAGTCTGTGCACCAATAAAAACATCTCCAGAAAATGTTACCGGTCCTGACATCACTACAGAGTCGAGTGTTGAAACTCCTGAAACAGTTAAGTTATTCAGAATATCTACACTGGAATCAAATGTAGCACGACCCACAACATTCAATGTTTGATTAATGGTCGCGCTATTAAGTATTGTATCGCCAGCAACGGTCAGATCATTTACTGCCAGAATGCTCAATACTTGTAGGTTATTGATGAGAGCAGAATCACCAACATACAGATAGGTCAGATTTGAACTATCAGCAAATAAAGCACTTGTGCGAAATTGGTTGACATTACTGTTAGAATCGACTATAATAGCGCTTGACGCTGTTAGAGTACCATGAGGATGATTGAGTAAGTCAGTAAAATACTTACCGCCGATTACATCTATTCTTTCAGAGGTTATTACACCTCCAACAGAAGAGTCACCGCCAGCACCAATAAAAAGTCTATCACCACCCGCTCCAAACCCGTCTGCTGGGCTACCCGAGTCAGAAAAGTAAGAGTATGCTAATTCACCTGTTCGAAGAACAAGAGGATCACCTTGAGTACCAGATCTTCGAATAAGAATCTGTGATCTGTCAGAATCTGAAGGGTATGTTCTACCATCAATGATTTGTTTGTTTAGTGAAAGAGAAGCATTCCAACTTGATGTGTCTGAATCATATATGAAGAGAGATCCATTGACAGCACCTGTTGTGACCAATCCCGTGATTGCGTCGATGTCAGCACTAGCAGAGATAACAGCACTACGATAAGGAGTACCGTATGTTATCTTACTTACTAATGTTCTGTTTCCTACTTGTACTATTGACATTCTAACCTCATGTTACAGAAGGCGTAACTGTTATAAGTCCTTCAAGAACTCTTTCTACTAATGTGTTTGAATCACTATCTTCATATGTAATTTCAACATCGTAAACATATTTTCTCTTAGTATTTAGTGAATCTGTAACAGTATTTGACAAAGATAAATTAATAATTCCATCAGTTGGCGGAACAACAACGTAAGCACCAAATGGAGTTTTCTCCGAACTATCGACACCGTATCGAGTACTCATCTTTGCCGCGACAGAATGTCCAGCCAGATCTTTAGCGGATCCATCAGTATTCGTCAGGTACACATCTATAGATAGATCTGTGCCCTGATCGATAGTTAATTCTTCATATCTAGCCATAAACTTTAGTCCAATAAAATAAACCTATGGCACTATTTATAATAATTTATTCGTGAATATCTTCGATTATCCAGTCCTGCATTCCCAAAGCCATCTCTGACCTATCGAGTACAAACGCAACCGTCATTCGTAAACCTGTACCACCATTCTTTGCTGTATGATAAACCAGTCTCTCTTCGTTATCTTCGTAAGAACCGAAGTAACCTGCTTTACATTGCCATCCTTTTACATCAGGAATGGTTATCATCTCTTTCTTTTCGTTATCCCAATGTTTCCACCAACCATCACCTGTTTCAGACCATGTAAAAACAAAATTGTAAGCCGGAGCATTCGCGTTATTGTGCCACGAAATATATCCACCAGGCGGATACACAGCAAACAGTGCTGCTCTTTTCAAATTAAACGTTGTCTGTATGTTACTTAAAAATGAAGTTTGGTTCAAGGTAACTTCGGGTATTTTCTGCGTGACCTTTTCCTCTTTTATGAATCGCAACTGACCTATCCCGAAAGAATGTGATACAACAATCTCGGGGAACCCATTATGGTCGCGCCCCATACTTTTAATTTTTTCGAAGTATTCATTACCTGTATAGTAATCAGCATCTTTTTCTGTAAGCAATTCCTTTTTGGTCAACCTCACAGATCCATAGTTCTCATCTCTCGTAAACCACAATGCCTCATTAAGAATTTCTAAAGCAAAATCATTTAAAGGTATATCTCTCATTAAAATTCCATATGTTTCGCTTTCGAAGCAGAGTAATGCCTAATAACAACTGGTTTCTTATTATGTTGATATTTATACCTTGAAAAAAAGTTCCATCGGGCATCGTCTTCTAAGATACCCACCTTTAAATCTTTATACTTGGGTTCTTTATTAACAAGCCACCATAGAGAAAATTGATCCCATCTTGCTAACGACCGTGGATAAAGATCGTTATCCCAAGTACCATCTTCTTTTGTTGGCCACCACGAACCTTCGTATTGTCTCACTGTTAGATCATACCAATCATCCATAAACTCTCGCACCATTTGTTTGCGCATATCATACAAACAAACTGCTCCACACAACTCGAAC